TTGATTCGTTCGTATAGCTCTTTTTCAGTAAAATTCATCCGCATTGCAAATTCTGCAGTAGAAACCCGACGCTCAGTATTTGTTAAATCTATAGTTGTCTCCACATCACACCTCCGCCGTGGAATTGTTTGTCAGATTACGGACAATGAAGCCCGAGCATTCCAGCGTATTATCCTAGATATTCGTGCTATTGATAGCAAAACACTACAAGACTGGATAGATGCAGTTTGGCAAATCTGTGTAGAAGATAAAAAACTACGTGAAGTTGCTAAAATGTATGAAACTTCAACTATCCAAATTCGCCAAGATATGAAATGCGCGTTGGCTTTTATTTCTGGACGTTATCCAAATTTAAAATCTGATTTTCTTCATAAATGATATTTATATAAAAATAGTGCTAAATTTTGGTTTAGCAGTATATAGGGAATTATAAATCTTTATATAAACAATCAAATATGTGCTTATTCGCTTTAAGTGGAACTTTTTAATGATAATAGATATCCCAGCTAAAGAAGATTTTTATGCTTCAGCAGATGATATGGTAAATGAAGCTTGGAAGAAGATATCAAACTTAGCTCATACATATTATGAATTAGACACAGATAATATGTTTTATAAATCTTCAGATTATTCATGCGACTATATTACTTTAGGTTTAGATAATTATTGGAGTCATGTAAGACCAAAGCTTATATCAGCTTTGACATTGGTTATACAGTCAGTTGAATTTAGACTAAAAGGTCTTATTGCTGAAATTTCACCTTACTTATTGTTATCTAGTAGCTCCAAAAACATACCTAATAGATCATTTACCCAATTCCATTCTATTGATGCTCAAGATTTGATTAAAGTCTATGAAATGTTTGCAGATAAAGATTTTAGTCCAAAATTTAAGAAATGGTATGAAGACATTCGTATACTACGGAATAGATTCATGCATACAGTGGATAAAAGGTCAGATATTAGCCCAGAGTTAATTTTTAAAAGTATTATATTTGCTCATGATGAATTAAATGGGAATAATTCTCATTGGATTTAGCATCGATACAAATATAAAGTAAGTCATTCAGGAGGGGGGATTGATTTTGATCCGAATGAAGTCTCAGGTGATATTTTTGAAATGCTTCAAGTCCATTATGAATTGACAGGTGCTATTCACTCTTGTTCAAGAGAAACTGCTAATGAAACATTTAAATTTGATAAAGCTGTTGATAGTTTTTATTGTAAAAAATGTGTTTCGATTATGGAACAGTTTGAATATTTTGACAGTAAGCATATAGATACTTGTATTGGAACTGTCCAAAAAAATAAAAGATCAGAAATTTATCAGTGTGTATTTTGTAGAACAGAATATAAAAATTATACAGGTTCTATTTGGGAAGATGATTAAAGCTAGCAACCATATTTAAATAATTTTCATAACTGGCATGTGTACACGAGTTATGGCATATTTCTGTTATAGTGTTCGAAGTGTAAGTAGTTCACTGGTTATTAAGCCTGACAATTTGTTGTTGGGCTTTTTTCATTCTGTAGCATGATATATTGATTTTATAGCCATAAAATCAGAGCAAAAAATGTCATCAGATAAAATAGTGATTACATGTGATTTACGCGGATATAGAATCCTAGAGAATGCTATTAAAAATAACACCTTGCCATTACAAGCTTGCAATTACTTTGATGATGGCATAAACGGATATGTTTATTTTAATACTCAAAGACCAAATTATGATAAAGATTTGCTAAAGTGGTCTGTAGATGTGGTTTTGGCTTTTGCATCTTCTGGCAATCCTAATATCGAAATTATAGAATTTTAAAAGCTCACATGATGGTGGGCTTTTTTAATAATTAAAGTAGTATAGTGGGGCTAATCCTCAAGTTCTTTAATTTATGTCTGAAAAATATAATTACATTTATACTAAAATAAGTACATTTGGCTCATTACCAACACATAAGGTTTTTTTAAGTAACATAAGCAGAAAGGTAAAATTAGTTTTTGCTGATAATACGTTTATTTATGGTGTTGTTTCTGATTGGGGGTTGACTCATTCAGGTCTTGACTCAAGGAAACCCACTTGGGTAGAAGAGCCTAAATTATTCCTAGAAGGTGAAAAAATAAAATTAAGCACATATAGGGATTCACATCCAGCATTCATAACTGAAGTAAGTACGGGTTAGAGTATAGGTAATTTTGTATTCATTGCACTGTAAGAAAATTATATTTCGTATAAAGTTTGCTTTGTTTGCTCTTGGTGTGTATAAAGCTAACTCGTTGATGCGGGATGGAGCAGTCTGGTAGCTCGTCGGGCTCATAACCCGAAGGTCGTTGGTTCAAATCCAGCTCCCGCTACCAACGAAAAAGATTCAAAGTTTATAGCCTAATTTGCTTCATGCTTATTAGGCTTTTTTATTGCCTGTGTTATACATATATCTCTAAAAAAACAGAGAATACTCAGGTGAAAAAACAATATATTGGAATCATAAATAGTAGTATTAAAGGTGCTGAGAAATATTATGAATATGCTCAAGTGTGGTCGGATGGTGTAATTCACCTTGTTAAAGATGTAGAGTCAGTGACAAAATTTAAATCAGAACAAGAAGCAATTGATTCTTTATTTATGGTCAGTATATGGGTGTGTGAATATCAAGATGGAAAAGTTAAACCATTACAACCATCACGATAGGGATGACAGTACTGATGAATACTAGAGATGAATTAATCAAAAAAATTGAAGCAGATAAACAAGTTTATGGTATTGAGTCCTACGAGATAGTAGGTCGTTCAATATCTATTAAAACCAAAGAAGGATTTGAGGAGGTTGCGGCAGTATATATTGCTGAGTTGAATGATCAGTTCCCTGATCTAATAAATGGCGGAAACGCAACCTCAGATTAAACCACCTTCGGGTGGTTTTTTATTGCCTGAAATAATTGCGCCATTAGCTCAGTTGGTTAGAGCCTTTGGGTCGTAGGTTCAAGTCCTACATGGCGAGCCATTATCGATGTTGTTGAGTTGGTAAGGTAGAGCCATGAAATGGCTGATTTAGTCATTTTTTTGACTTGATTAAGACTCAAAATTATGCTGAATTTAACATGGAAACTTTGCCTAAGTTTTTGAGTTGAATTCACCCACATATTGAGTTACCAAGGAGACGGACATGCTTGGATTTTTAAAGCGATTGTTCTGGATTGATGAAGATTAGCCGAACGGATTACGGCACATAAGACCGCACTGCTTGAGAAAGTTGGTGCGGTTTTTCTTTTGTTATATATAGTATTATATAATAAAACTTTTAATAACAATAACTTGAATTATGTTTGATTATTAGATAAGCTTTACTTATCGATTTTTTTGATGAATAAGATTGCAGTTAATGTTTGGATACCCAGATACGCTAATTATTATCGACCTTGATGGTAATGAATCTAAATTGTCTCGCTGTCGTATAGATAACAACAAAAAGATATGGACCACAGATCATGAAACAAAAGTTTTTAGAGGTTACAAAATACTTAAGAAGTATTCGGATGGTCGGGATCAAGAATTCATAGTAAAAAATGTTGGTAAAATTAACTTATTGGGCTCGATAGAAATTGATATTCAAAAGTTATAGAAACCATGATTCAAATACCCCCAGCCATCGTGCTGGGTTTTTTATTGCAGGTATAAAAATGCGTTTCTCTAAAGTTGCTTTATTAAGTGCATTGGCTCATGGAATTTTTGGTGCTTCAACGACTATTCAGGGTTATCCATCCACGTTACTACCAGTTTTTAATGAGCCAAGTTCGAGCAAGCCAAAACAAAATAAATTGCGCCAAAAGAAACGCCGTTTGATGAAACGTCGGATTGGGTATAAGTAAAAGGATTCATCATGACAGACAAAGTACAATCAAAAAAAGACTTGAATTACTGTTGTGATGAACTCAGCAAATATCAGTCTTTATCAAGAACTGGCTTGACCCGTGATGAGTTGCTGGCGATTGATGGCATTATGGTTAAGCTGAAAGAGCGGATTAAGAATATTCGGGCCGCTTTGAATGGACATTGATCAATACAAGCGGCTCACTAAAAAAGAACCGCCAAGAAATACGCCGTTGCCTAAAGCTAAAAAAAAATACCTTGAAGCTGAAGGAAAACTGACTGAGCAACTGGAAAAGCTTGGAATTAAGTTTGAAAAGAAATTTCAGTTTAAATCTACAAAGCACTGGCGTTTTGATTTTCACATTATCGGAAAGCAATTGTTGATTGAGATAGCTGGTGGATCGTGGTCAGGTAGTCGTGGTGGAAAGCTGGCTAAAAAGGTTTGGAGTTTGGATCGTTACGACCATGCTGAAGAAATGGGGTATTTCATTAAGCGATTTGAGTCACATGAAGTGTTTTTCAATGAGGCAATCTGTTGGATAAGAGACTATGGAACAAATCAGACCATTTCCACCGACAGACCTGATTGACCAAGCTGAGGATGAGGAAGCAATTCGCTTGGCACCTGCACCCGATCTAAAGGCATGGGTGGTCAAGAATTTTCTAACGATTGGTGCTGAGCTGTATAACCCTGACCATGACCACATTGCCGAGCTGCTGCATGACAACGATGAGCTTCTAGCATTCGCTTGGGCATCATCTGCCTCCGTTGCAAAAAAATGCATGGTGCTTGGACAGTGTGAAAAGGTGATGTTCAATCAGGGTGGCTGGAAAAAGGCTCGACAAGAGCAACAAATGCGTGACTGGTTTGGCTTTGTGCCTATCTACCTGATCACCACTGATGCCAGTTACTGCGTTTTGTGCGCTGATCGAGCATGAGCTATATCACATCGGTGTTGAACGTGATGGCGATGGCGAGATTGTTTATAGCGATATGACTGGACTGCCAAAGCATTATTTGGCTGGGCATGATGTTGAAGAATTTGTGGGTGTGGTTAAACGCTATGGAGCAAGCGAAAACGTCAAGCGTCTTGTTGAAGTCGCAAAACAAGCGCCGTTTGTATCAGAAAAGAATATTGCTGCGTGTTGTGGGACGTGTGTGATTAATTGAAAAATTATGTGAAATATTTAATTAAAATAATTTAGGTATTTCATGTATATTATTGGGAAATTTTAATAGAAATCGTTGTAAAAGAAGACATAATATGAAATTACTTTTAAGAACTAGCCTTATCCTGTTGTGTGCTTGTAGTGAGTTTGCTCAAGCGGAAGGTTTATCTCAAGCCGTAGCATCTTTGCCTCACTACCAAAAAGACCGAAACAATAGTTCAGAAAATAAATCTGATGATAAATATGCATATACTAAAGAGTTAAGAATCATTACACGTGGTACTAGAGCTAAAACATCTACCGCTCAAGTGGCTAGGCTGTTACTGCTAGGAAGTAATACCTCAATTTATAAAGACGAACTTGTTGGCAATGTTATTGAGGATATTCAAGATAGATCTAAGCTTAAAAATCCATCTGAAGATATTGAGAAAAACCTTAATGATTACTTGGCATTGAATGCATACAAGAATATTCAAAAGACGGAAAAAAATAACATTCGCAAAATCACACTTGAGCCAGCTCGCCCATATTGGTCTCTGCTATATAACTCAAGCGATAAAAATGTTGATAATGGTTATAGTTTGAATTTTGGTGCTAAAACGCATGTATTTTTACCTATAGGTGCGGTTGATTTTAGCGTGAATCTGCGTGTTACAAACAAAGAGTGTAGCTACACTAGTGAGCCTAAGTCATTGGAAACATGGAAAGCAAATGACTATGCGCTTGTTAAAGATTATCGCGATAAAGCTATTGAAATTTGCACTAAAAAATACATTGAAGAAATAGATAAGGCTTTACTTAAATCAGTACAGTAAGTCAATTTAAGTGGAAAGACTGGCTATATGCTGGTCTTTTTTTTGCCTATTTTGTTGGACGTAGCATGACAAAGAGGTGTTTATGGTAGCACTAAAAGAGCCTGTTAAAATCTTTATAGTTCAGTCTCTTGCTTGCTTTAAAACCCCTCAACAAGTTGCTGATGCTGTCCAACAAAGATTTGGAATTGAAATTGACCGCAGACAATGTGAGGGTTACGACCCTACTAAATTCACAGGTCGCAATCTAAGCAAAAAATTAAAAGAGCTGTTTGAGCAAAGCTGAAAGGATTTTAAGGCAAATATTTATGACATTCCTTTAGCTAATAAAGCTGTGCGCCTCAATGAATTACAAAAAATGTATGAAGACTGGGGTAAAAACAAAGTCATGAAGCAAAACATCATCAAACAGATTAAAGATGAAATGCAGGGGCATGACATTCAGTTATTAGATATTGAGCTTAAAAAGTTAGAAATTCAGCGCATTCGTAAAGGTGAAGATGGTGCGGGTGAAAACAAGATTGTTTTGGTTGATGCTCCGGACGCATAGTTATGAACGCTTACGTAAAATTTAAAAAATTTCATGACGGTCAAAAAGCAATCCTTAACAATAACCTGCCTCAATTCTCCGTTATTCGTGCCGGTCGTCGTTTTGGTAAAACCACAGGACTGGAAGAATGGGCCTCAGCAAAAGCTACACGTGGATTAAAGGTTGGTTGGTTTGCGCCTACGTTCAAGTTGTTACATCCGACTTTTGCAAGGGTAAAAAAAACACTTAAACCTGTCATTGAGCGCTCATCAAAAACTGAATGGATTATAGAAACCAAGACAGGTGGCTGTGTTGAATTCTGGTCGCTTGAGGATGAAGATGCTGGGCGTTCACGTAACTATGATTTAACAATTATTGATGAGGCTAGTTTAAAGGCTAAAGGCTTACGTGAGATCTGGGAACAGGCGATAAGACCTACGTTGCTTGACCGCGATGGCAGCGCAATCCTTGCAGGCACACCCAAAGTAATTGATCCTGAAAATTACTTTTATTTAGCTTGCACAGACCAAACACTTGGATGGGTTGAGTTTCATGCTCCAACGATGGCTAACCCTATGCTAAATCAAAACAGTGTGGCGCGATTAAAGGTCGAGAACGCTCCACTTGTGTACCAGCAAGAGTTTTTAGCTGAGTTCGTAGACTGGAATGGATCAGCGTTCTTTTCTGAATCTAGTATGTTGGTCGATGGTTTATCTATCCCAATGCCTGAGAATTGTGACCAAGTTTATGTGGTTATTGATACTGCGCTTAAGGATGGTTTAGAGCATGACGGCACGGCAGTCACATATTACGCACGTAACAAATATACAGGCCACAAGTTAATTATCCTTGATTATGACTTGGTTCAAATTGAAGGTGCTGTCCTTGAGGATTGGCCGCCTAGCGTTGCGCAGCGTGGTGAAGATTTGGAGCGTCAATGCGGTGCTCGTGAGGGATATTTGGCGCTTGGATTGAAGATAAAGCATCAGGGATTGTATTGCTACAACAAGCGGCACGCCGTGGCATTGTTGCATATCCGATTGATGAGAAGCTTACCTCACTGGGAAAAGATGGGCGTGCGCTAAGCGTGTCTGGCTATGTTTATCGCGGTGATGTGAAGTTTTCGACTTATGCGCACAACAAAGTAATTAATTTTAAAGGTCAAACACGAAATCATTTAATTTCCCAAGTCTGTGGTTATCGAATGGGGGTGAAAACACCTCACGGCATGGACTTGCTTGATACATTCACTTATGGCGTAGCGATTGCGCTAGGCGATGCAAACGGTTGGTAATCTTATGTCGTCAAATCCAGATACAAGTGGGGCTTCAAGCTTGGGGCTGACCTCAAGCCTATCTACCCAGCTCATGGACTTATTGGCAACCAATGACATCATGCCGGGTTCTTCACCATCTTACCAAGTGTGTAAGGCGATTTACTCATACCACCCCTTGGGCGCAAAAATGGCAGAAGAGCCAATCAAGCGTGCACAGGCTAAACCGCGCGAAATCATAGTTGATGTTGCGATCAATGATGACTTGGTAAAAGCGTTCAATCAGGAATGGAAAACTATTGGAAAAACTGGTGCTGATTTAATTATTCGCAACGTGATGAGGACTAGCCGTATTTATGGCATTTCATCACTCGCCGTATATTCCGACCACCCAGAAAAACCAATCGATTACAAATCGCTATACAAAAGCGATATTAGCTTTAATGTGCTTGATCCGCTAAAGGGTAGTGGGATAACCAAGTTGCAATTGGGCGTGCAGCAGAAGCGATTAAAAAATTAGGAAAATCTCTCCCTTGTCATGTTACTGCTGTAAATAACCAAATTGTTACCGTGGTATTTGAAGTAGATACATCCCCTTGGACATTGCCACCAATCACTATTCCAAAGGCTGAAAGTCAGTGGTTGCAAACACCCACACAAGTTGGCGACAAAGGCATGACCATGCCTGTTGATGTGTATCATGGTGCAGTATCAGGGCTTGGTAGTGCTACACCAAACATGATGACACCTTCAAACTTATCCGCATTGGTTTTTGTGCCAATCAGCAATACACAGCAAGAAAAACCGGATGAAGGTGCTGTGTTGATGCAAGGCCCCAATGGTGTGATTGCTCAAACAGAGGATGGTTCATCAAAAATAACAGTTAATAAATCTAGTATCACTATGAAGTTTGGAACGCACACATTAGAGCTAAATGAATCTGGTATCTTTATTGATGGTGTTGAGTTTGAAACACACAAACACCAATACACACCGGGTACAGGCGCTCCAACAAATACGGGTGGGCCAACATCATAAGAGTTTACGGAAGAATCACAAATCCAAATGGTTCAAAAAGCTGGGTTGTGGTTACTATTGATGCGAAGGGTTTTAATGATGCTGTTTATGTTACTGCGCTTGCACAGGCAATTAAGTTGGTTTTACAGGAAAGCCCATTCTATGGAAATGTAGGTATTCCGCAGTATCAAACCATTGTGACACAGGTCTACCCTGATTTTTATGTAGCACAACTGCAGTCACAGTACGCCCAATATTTTGCGTCATTAAATATTACGCGGCAACAAGGGGTAGATCCCCCAACATACAACGTGACAGCAATCACCCATCAGGGGTCAACTCTTAGCGCAGCGATACCGATATGACATATAACCTAAACATGACTGCTTCTGGTCCAGCACCAACACCAGCAACAACTCTGCTTACCAATTTGCTGGCCTATGTTGCTTCAACCAATCCAGACTACACAGCTAATTTACCGGGTACATTGATCGAAGACATTAGTTCAACCGATGTTGGTGCAATGTTGATGATAGACCAAGCTGTTGTTGATTTGGTGAGTAGAGTATCCCCATACGCTGCACCACCATTTATCTTGGCTCAGATGGGAGCGATGTTTGGTATTCCGCAAGGCCAACCAACCAATACCAGCGTATATGTTGTATTCGAGGGGTTACCGGGATTTGTAGTTCAACAGGGTTTTATTGTTGGCGATGGTACAAATCAATATGTTGTACAGGATGGTGCGATTATTGGTAGCTCTGGTTTATCACAACCAGTCTATTGCGTGGCAAATCAAGCTGGGTCGTGGGCTGTTCCTGTAAACACAGTTAATCAGGTTATAACTTCGGTACCTTCTGGCTACACATTAACTGTTAACAATACATCAACAGGTACAACGGGTACGGGGGCTGAGCAGGTTAATAGCTATCGTAGTCGCATTTGGCAAGCATGGAATAAGACGGGGCATGGAACACCTGCTTACATTAAATCATTGCTTGAAGCGATTCTAAACCCTCGCTTGATTTCAATTATTCAAAACGGTGCAAACTGGGAGGTGATTTGCGGCGGGGGGGATCCTTATGCTATTGCTGGGGCAATTTACCTTGGTGCAATGGATATTAACAACTTTGTAGGCTCAGCAACCACAGCACGAAATATCACCGTATCCGTTACTGATGCACCAAATAGCTACAACATTACATTCGTAAATCCACCTCAACAAACCGTAACCGCTAGTGTTGTCTGGAATACCGACTTGCCGAATTTCACAGGAAGCTCTGCTGTCAATCAGTTAGCTTCTGTTGCACTAGTAAATTACTTAAATAGTATTGTGGTGGGCCAAGCAATCAATATTCTGCAGATGCAAGCAATCTTTCAGGAATCGGTTGCAAGCATTTTACCGCAGCAATATTTATCAACATTAACATTTCAAATCTACATTAATGGGGTGCTTACACCACCATCCGCTGGAACTCAACTGGTTACTGGTGACCCTGAATCATACTTCTTTTGTCCGGCTACAGGCGTATCGGTGGCGCAATGAGTATAGAGAACTTTAACTCACCAATGATGCAAATCATTAAGAGTTATCTGTATCAACAGTACGCGGATGATGATGACCTACAGGCTTTTGTCGATGCGTTTAATAACACTGCTCAAAACTATTTGGATTGGCGCAATCAGACACCATTGGCGATTTATACATCGCCCATGATTTATGAGCAGCTACTTGATTGGATACTGGTGGGTATTTATGGGATTTATCGTCCAATATTTGGATTAATTAATCAATCACCACCGCCAGCAGGGGGGAATACAGCACCTTGGAATGGCTTTGATATTCCAACCAAAATAAATGCAAATGGCAATACATCAGCATTTACGATTGTTGGCCCTTATGAAACAGTAACTTATAACACCCGGCCATTTGGTTATTTTTCATCTGTAGCTAATTCGGGTGGTGCAACTACCGCGCCAGCTTATACCGTAGCATCTGATGACACATACAAGCGATTAGCGACATGGATTTTATACCGTGGAGATGGGTTTCAAATGTCTTTGAATTGGCTGCGTAGGCGTGTTGCTCGGTTTTGCTATGGTTTGAATGGTGCTGATATTGATATAGGACTTGTTTCAAATATTAGCATCACCATAACGGGCGACAATATTTTAATAAAAGCACCAAAATCCCCCTCTTCGCAAATCCTTATACAACTCATTCAAGCCAATCAAGTCCCCTTGCCGCTAGGGGTAAATATTACGATGACAACGGTGTGACATGATTAATTTTATCTTTGCCAATAATGTAAACACAGCTTTGGCTGCCAGTGCTGCATCAAACGCGACCAAAAGTGTTTTTGAGGTATGTTACGTTACTGCAATCAGTGGTAATACATTAACAGTACTGCGTGGACAAGAAGGTACCACTGCACAAAGCTGGCTGGCTGGCTGGTGATATTGCGTATTGTGAGCCAACGGCTGGTTCTGTATCACCAGCAATTGGTAATGTGGCTTTAGTTGTTCCAGTATCAGGAACGACATACTTATCAAGTGAGGCGGCATTTGCGCGAATTACAGCGCCATCGACAGTTTCAACAACCCAAACCACAGTATTAAATATTGCACCAAGCTGTGTAACCATTGATGTGTTATTTGATAATCAATCGTCATTTGCACAAACACTTCAGCTGGTAAGCAATACCCAATACACAGGTGCAACTGGGACGCTGAATGCGGGTGTCTGGACAACAAATATTACTGTCCCAGCAAATAGCCAGTTAACATTACTGCTAAAACAAGATGGAACTTATCTAACCTCAATAAATGTAGATATAACCAATTTACAGAACCAACTAAATACGACTGTAACTACATATCCAGGAGGTACCATTGTCCAGTATGGCGATGGTTATATGGAGATATTTGGGTATGTTGTTAGTGTTACATCTAGCGAATTAGCAGTTAATTTTCCTGTTGCATTTACAACTTGTTATGGCGTTTTGGCAACGTGTTATTCCAACGGTTCCGCATCACCAGTTGCGATAGGAACAACTTTGCCAACCAATACAGGGTTTACAGCTTACGCAGGATCTCAAACGGTAGGGTTTCAGTATTTTGCAAAAGGGCGGTGGAAGTAATGAAATATAGTGAGTCAACAAAAGCATTTTATTTTAATGAAAACACTCAAGCACCGAGCGATTGTATTGATATAACCGATGAGCAGTGGTTACATGCGATTGGTAGCATTGCCGATGGTGGATCTGTAATGGTTGAGGGTGGGCAATTAATCATTGAAAACCAAGTGGAAGATAAGGCCTCACCTGTAGCCACACAAGTAACTTATACAGGGCGATCAAATGAATGATTTTGTATTTGCCAATAATTACAGTAGCACTTTAGGGGTTGCATTAGCAACCTCTTCTAATTCTATAACAGTGGTTTCATCTATTGGATTACCTGGGTTGCAGAATGGACAAATGGTTCCGGTAACAATCACTGATGCTGCTACTCGCACCAAGTTTGAAATCTGTTATGTTACAGCTATCTCAGGCAGCATCTTGACTGTACTGCGCGGGCAAGAAGGTACAGCAATTCAAAGCTGGAATATTAACGATATTGTGTTCTGTTGTCCGGCAGCAGGTACGATTGCACCAGCCGTCACTAATGCCACAGCAAACGTACCGTTGTCGGGGACGATGTATCTGACAGCCACAAACAGCTATCAACAGCTATTGGCACCATCTGGTGCAGCATTAAGCATATCAACACTAAACATTGGTGCGGGGGTGATTACCGCTGACTTCATGTTTACCAACAAATTAGTAAACACTCAGACGCTACAGTTGGTAAGTAATACCCAGTACACTGGCACCAATACCAGTCAGTCGGGTAGTACGTGGACGATGACATTCACCATTCCAGCCAATACAGGTCTGATATTGCGACTAATGCAGGATTCAACCTATCTCGTAGCTGTTAACCAGAAAACCTGCCCTTAAGGATTGTTTTATGAATAGCTTGATTAAGGCTTTATTCATGTTGTTTTGCATGGTGAATTATTGCTATGCGACGACTGATTACTTTCAAAATATTAACGTCTCCACCCCAAACCCAACAATTAGCTATCAGGCTAGTCCTGCTGGGGCTGTAGCTCGTACCTACCAAAGCAAATTTGGCGAGCATGTTTCACTGCAAGATTTTGGTGGAAAAGGTGATGCTATTAGTGGTGCCGATGGTGCAATAACATCTGGTGCAGCCACTTTTACATCAAGCAGCGCATCATTTGTATCTACTGACGTCGGTAAAGCCATTGAAGTGAATGGTGCTGGATCATCCGGCGCACCCTTGCTGACAACCATTTCAGCTTTTAACAGTGCGACATCGGTAACGCTTGCAGTTAATGCCTCAACCACTGTATCTGAGGCAACATATACCTACGGAACAGATAATACTTCCGCGATCAACTCATGGTTGTCTGCAATTCAAAATGGCACTGGCTATATCCCTTATGGCAAGTACATGTTTACTTCAGCATTAACTCTGCCTAACTCTTTCACGTCAATCACTGGGGCTGGGAAGTACAATAGTATATTTGTTTATGCTGGCACCAATACAACAAACAACCTGATCAGCCTTATTGGTACTTCATCAACAGCGATTGCGAATTCAATGAACCTCAGCGGGTTTGGTATTCGCAGCAATACTGTGATGACTGGTGGTGATGCGCTATTCATCAAATGGTCAGCGCAGATCCGTATAAAAGATATTGCTTTGGGTGCGAGTCATGACCCGAATCATAATCTTTATCATGGCATTGAATACTACTCAACCGACTTTCAGACGCTTGAAGATTTTGAAATTCAAGTTCAGGGTGAGGGTATTCGTGCTAGTGGTTGCGGTGTAGCGTGTTCTTACCCGCAGTTTGACCTCTGGGTAACGCGCGGAAAAGTATCTGGCGGTACAACAGGCATTCACATCGGTGGTGGTTTTGATAACGCTTACTTTGACAAAATGATGGTTACTTTTAATAACCAGAACGTAGTCATCGATAATGCGATTCAAAACTACAAAAACCAAGAGATCGGTTTTGGTTCTCAGTTTATTACTGACCAGCCTCAGACGGGTGATAACTACTACATTAATGACACACTAGCCAACATTGCTCAATATTGTCAGATTTCAATTTATGGCGCTGTCACTGGTTCAAAAGCAGGTAATGGCATTCATGTCCATAGCTGGCCTAGCTGTTATATCAATGTACTTAGTCCGCATATTGCCAATAACAATCAGAATGGCATTCTGATTGACGATGCTTCTTCGAAGGTATTAATTTCCAGTTCGACAGACATTGTGAACAATGGCCAGTGGGGTATTAACTCGGCATTTGCAAATACTGCGGTAAATGGCCAGCCTATTGTCGCAAGCAATACTGTTGGTCAGGTTAACGCTAACACCATCATGAATCACTATGCCAACTCCTATGTGACCAATACACCAGCAACAAGCCAGCCAGCACTAGATACATCAGGAAGCAGTGCGACAATTTCAATTGCAAATGGTGGTAATGCAACCTTACCTATTGGTTCTGGCTTGGTGATTGCCACCAATAACAATGGTGGTAATAACGTAGGTGTTTACTCAATTGGTTCTGGTGTGGTTGCTCAAATTACCCCAGCTAACATTTGGGTGGCACCAACAACTAGCCCTGCAAGTGGTAAAATAAGTATTCAGTGGAATGGCTCTAACTATGCCATTTACAACAACACTGGCTCAACAGTTACCGCTGGTGTTGCCTTTATTCGTACTTCCAACTCCAACTAACTAAAATCAATCAAAGCACCTTTTGGCGCTTTTTTATTGCTAAAAATAAGGGGGTAATCGTGGAGCATTTTTTATCCAACTTGGGCGACCTGATTGCTCAGAATGGGGCAACCGTAGTGGGGGTGATTGTGGCTTTCTTTATGGCTTTATTTCGAACAGCACAAATGCATGGAAAATCAGACTGGTTAGAGGCATTAATGTGCGCACTGTTCGCGCTTGGCATCAATGGTGCCTTGTCATGGCTCAATTTTCCGAGTGGCATTGGCATTCTTGCCAGTGGGTTTATCGGTTATATCGGAACGGTAAAATTTTCAAGATACATCAAAGAAAAATTAGGAATGAAAGAATGAAACTCATTAATAACGCACAGCAATTACACAAGCTTTGGAGTGTTCGATTAAGCGCCTTAGGCGCTTTTTTTATGTCTATTGAGATGGCGTATGGCACTCGAATCACAATTTGGTGGCAAATGTCGGCAAGTGAATATTTCCCATTCCTAAACCGAGGGCTTTCCTGTCGATGAATTTGAATGTTTGCATGTGCTCAAACAAAAACCAATTAAACGAACACCTCAACTCAATATGTTTGAATAAAAAAAAGCACCTATTTATCGGTGCTTTGGGCTACTTACAGAGAGGATTAGTGTCCGCCAAGCAAGATTTGTGCAATTACGCCTGTTGCGATGGCAATAAGAACGTAGTCACCATTAACGCGAACCCAACGATGACCACGTGGAGGTGCTGGTAAGTCATGTGAACGCCAGTCACGGACTTGGTATTCGTTACCACGGTATTGAGACGGAACGCGTCCACCTCTACGCCATTCTTGGCCTGGTCGTGGCATATCATGTCGATAAGCTTGATGGTTTTGTTGGTAACGAGGCGTATTCCAGTGATGGTCTTGCTGATGATTGTCGCGACGATCGTTTGACTGATGTTGTTGATAATCACCATCACGACGATCGTTTGATTGATGCTGTTGGTAATTACCGTCACGACGATCATTGGATTGTTGCTGTTGATAGCCACCACCGTCACGACGATCATTTAGTTGGTTTTGTTGAGGGCCGCCACGGTGGTCATCATTTGGGTCTGCAAATGCTGCACCTGCGGATAAGGCGGTAGTCATTGCTAAAGTGATTGCCATTAATTGGGTTTTCACGAGATTTCTCCAGTTGATTGTGCTTGGCGCATATTATTTTGTTTGTGTATTTGTCATGAATAAAAATAATACGTTATCAAGCTAAGTAAATTGAACCTGACATATTAAAATTCACCTTTATTTGTACAGATAAAAAACCATACGGATAAATAGATTGTCAGATTTTTAAACATAGAAATTGGGGAGAATATCTTTTCTGACCAATATCTTATTTGTTGCTAATTTATCAATATATTAAGGGTAAATAATGGAGATATTGCTGTATTAGATTAAAGTTTAATATATAAACTTTAATCTAATGATAATTAGCTAGTTCTTTTAAAGAACATCAATACCATCTTTGTATGTTAGATGTTCTACCAAATAATCAATAAAAACTCGAACCGCAGGTAACATGCCGCGTCGGGAAGGATAAACTGCATGTAAAATACCATGAGGTGCTTTCCATTCAGGTAAAACACGAACGAGTTCACCTGTTTTGACATAGTCAGCCGCAATGGAGTCGGGTAATAAAGCAATACCACAATTTTGTCGAGCCAGTTGGCATAGCATTATTAAGTCTGAACCCATCACAATTGGGTTGATTTTAATTTTAGTTGGTTGATTTTGTTGATTATGTAACACCATAAACTGGTCAGCATGTTCATCTACCATACTCAGTACTTTGTGCTCACTTAATTCTTCTGGACTTTTCAAATCACCATACTGATTCAGATAAGCCTGACTAGCAAAAAGATGTTGTTCATGTCGGTCAAATTTACGCACAATCAGTCCAGGATCATCATCAATTTTTGCACGAACACGTAAGGCGACATCAACCCCTTCATTAATGACATCGACACGACGATTGCTAACGATCAGTTGCAAACGAATTTCTGGGTAACGCTTCAGGAAATCAGGAAGAATCTTGGTAAATTCATTTTGGGCGACCGAAACAGGTACGCTCACTTTGACAATACCTCTCGGTTCAACACTCAGATGGTCGATGAGATCATGTGCTGCTTGCGCGGCATTCATCATGACTTGAGCATGTCGGTAAATATTCATGCCGATATCAGTCACAGCAAAATGACGTGAACTGCGCTGAATCAGGCGAACACCTAAATGTTCCTCTAAATTATATACACGACGACTTAATTTAGATTTGGGAATGTCTGTAGCACGTTCGGCTGCACTGAACCCGCCATGTTCAACGACCAAAGCAAAACAGTAAAAATCATCTAAATCGCTGAGCAT